GAAGTCGGTATCAAAATCGACAGCGAGGCTGGGCAGGTAACTGTCCATCCCGCTGCCCTTGAACAATCGCAATGGGACAATGCAATGGAACACGCATTGGACATGGCACAAGCACTGTATCCAAACAGGCGTATCGAGTTCCTGTATATCAAGGAATACGAAACAAACGAAGGAGGAAATTGCTAATGCCTGACATCAAATTTGAACCAGAACACAACGTGGTTGGAATCTTTCACACAGAGAAACCACTTGCGTTTGTTGTGGATGCAAATCACGTGGAGACAGACACCCTGTTTGTGGCAGTGCCACATGCGGACAAGTCTGTCGTAATCAGTGAACATGAAGGCAAGCTGAAAGTGGCTGTGTTCAATCTACCCGACACAACTTGTGATGGGGAAATAGAAGTGGAGTTAGCGAATGACTAACGTCTGGAAACTAATCATGGACTGGCGGTACAACCCGCTGTCCCATATACCTGACATGAACACACGGCACATGGTGATGCAAGTGCTGGCGTGGATGTGGTGTATCATCTTCAGCATGTGGCTGGGCAGTGTCGTTGCCTTTGGTATCAGTGCCATAGCACATGCCCTGCTGATTGCTGGTGTGTTCATCACGGCAGGTGTGTTTGAAACAGCCAAGCGTAGGCCGCAGTATTTCGGTGGGCTTGGCAGAGGCAATGGAGGTGAGCATGAATAGGAAGTTTAATGTTGACTTTGATAAACTCAACAAGCGTGACAAGACTATGCTGTACGAGATTATCGCAGACTATGTGGTGGAGCATGAACTGCCAGAAGATGTGGCCCCGCATGACGGAGAGACGTTTGACTTTGGGTATACCATACAGGTAGACATGGAGGTTTATTGATATGAATAGGTTTATCATAGAAGATGACCCTGATGCCATAGCACGTTCACTGTGTGACCAGCACATTGTCAAGATGCCATTGGAGGAAGCGCAGATGCTATGCACTAGCCTGTGGCATCATGCACCTGAGTATGCGGAAGAGCATGGGCTGTACAAGCCTGTGCATCAGAAGCATCCCTGTACCTTGTGGGCTATGGAGAATCGTGCCAACTACCGCTGGGCTTACAGCCTGTATACATCTATGTTGTGTGAGTATCATCACAGGTATGGCAAGTGGCATGGTGCAGGTAAGCACAGCATTGCATTGTACGAGGGGCGGCATCTGTTACCAGACGGTGACGTAACGCCACACCCGCAATGCTTCAGCGGACACGACGACTGCAAGACGGACGAGGATTGGCCCATCGTTGCATACCGTGCGTTCTACACGGTGGACAAGAGTAGGTTCGCTAGATACAACAAGGGCAGAGACAAGCCGTTCTGGATGAAGAAACCCCTAGTCCTAAACATAGGAGGATGACATGAACATAGCACATGACGACAGACTAGCTTTATTGAAAGCACACAATGACTTGAAGACTATCCTGCAGACTATCTGGGATTGTCAGGATATCTGGATGTCCGATGTGGGCAAGTTAGAGAGCCTATACTGTGACCTGCACCGCATCCTCAAGTTCGTACCCAAAGAGGACGAAGATGGACATCGTATGACCTACGCAGATTGGGTGCTGGCAGAGGAGGATGACGACTGATGTTTGCAGAAGCACTCGTATGCCTTGCACTTAACGTGTATCACGAGGCCCGTGACCAGCCCTTCATTGGGCAGGTTGCGGTTGCCCAAGTGGTGATGAACCGTGTGCGTGATGACAGGTATCCTGATGACGTATGTGATGTGGTCATGCAAGGCCCGACATACTCATGGAAGCCTGACTTTCCTGTGCGTCACCGCTGTCAGTTTAGCTGGTACTGTGACGGCAAGTCAGACAAGACACCGGATGAGGGTGCTTGGCAACAAGCCTTGACGATTGCACAAGGTGTACACACAGGCAACCTTGACGACTTCGTTGAGGGTGCGACACACTACCACGCAACCTATGTCCTGCCCGAATGGGCAGAAAGCAAAGTGCCTGTCGTACAGATAGGCGAACATGTATTCTATCGCTGGGATTAGTGCTTGACTGTGCGCAGTCTTTGTGATACAACGTAACTCTCAGTTGCCAAATGAAAGGAGACAACTATGCCATTTGATTCACCAATGTATACAGCAGAGGAACTGCTGCCTGAAAACCTGAACTTCCCTGTGGAGTTTGAACCTACGAAAGTTGCTGACAAGAAGTATGTCATCAACGGTAACACCGGAGACTATCTTGGAGTCGTCGGTAACAGCTTCAAATGCGCCAACCACGGTGACTTCTTCGTGGGTGTACATGACACCATCACGGATAACCTTGGCGAAGCAGAGTGCGAGAGTATGAACATTCGCTTCAAGACTGCACGTAACAATGCATGGGCTATGGCTGACATGTCCCTGCCCGAAGTGACTGCACGTATCGAGTCCGACAAGCACAGCACCACGATTGCACAGCGTATCATTGCCCTGCATGGCGTGGACGGTAGCTGTTCCAATCAGGTGTACTTTGGTGCCATCGACTTCTTCTGCACCAACGGTATGATTACCGGCGAGTATGATGACATCCGCAGGAAGAACACCAGCGGGTTCGACATGGACAAGTTCATCAAGGAACTAAAGGGTTCGACACAGGCTTTCTATGCACAGTCAGAGAGGCTGCAGCGGTTCGCAACCAAGACACTTTATGTCGGTGATGTGAAAGCCATGCTTGAGGCCCTGCTGAAGTCAGACCGTGTGGCAGAGAAGATGCTTACCTTGTACAACGCAGAGGCAAGTGTCCGTGGACAGAATGCTTGGGCATTGTACAGTGCCTTCACAAACTATGCCAGCTATGCTGACGAGCGTAACGGTTTCGGGCTACGTAACACTGGCAAGGACACCAATGCCATCAGCATGTTCCGTCGTGAGAATCAGGCTGCACAGTGGGTGAACAGCACAGAGTTCAAGGAGTTGCTGGCAGCATGATTATCAAACTATCTCAACGTGAGATAGCCCTGTGTAAACAGGCTGCTGCCGGAAGGTGGCAGCTTGCTAGGGCCAGTGGCGTTAAGAACCAGAGGCGCGACGGAGGACGAGGGGATTCTGATGTAGACTATCTTGGCATCAGGGCCGAATTAGCCGTAGCTAAATTATATCAACTGGAGTACTCACCTTCTGTCATAGGAATAGATGACGGCTCAGATGTGTGGATGGGTAATATCAGTGTTGATGTCAAGTCCACCTTTCACCCAACAGGTAAACTCCTGTTCAAGAGTCTTGATGCATTTAAGTCAGATGTCACCGTGCTTGTGACAGCAGTGCGAGAGCAAGGCTATGAAGTAACAGACGAGATGTCTGTTGTTGGATGGATGAGCAAGGAACATTTCATCGCCAATGCAGAAGAAGTGGATTTGGGGCATGGGCTTTGCTTTGTTGTAGAACAAGAGCATCTCAGTAGTATAGAAAGCCTATGGCTTCTTGCAGCACAAGAAAGGAATCACGCATGAAGACCGTTGAAGACTTAGTATTGACATACTATTCTTCCAACGATTTCAGTATGTTGAGGGACAAAACTAAGAAAGACTATCAATATTTCCTCAACATACTGGTCGGTGAGTTTGGCTCTGTCGAGTACGACAAGCTGTCGAGCAAGCAAGCCAAACACGCATACGAAGAATGGGTGAAGCGTGGCATCACGTTTGCCAATCACGTATGCACTGTGTCGTCGTTGCTGTATCGCTACGCCATCGACATGGAGTATGCCTTGGTCAATCCGTTTGCCAACATCAAACGCAAGACTGCACCACAACGTAAGGTGGTGTGGTCAGAGGACAACGTGCGTCAATTCCTTGACACTGCCTATGGTCAGTTTGAGTGGCGCAGCCTTGGCCTCATCATTCACATGGCGTATGAGTGGTGCCAGCGGCTAGGAGACATGCGTCTGCTGCAGTGGGACAACCTCGACATGGATGACCGCAAGCTGTACCTTGAACAGAGCAAGCGAAGGGCAGAGGTATGTCTGCCAATCGAAGATGACCTGTACGAAATGCTTGTGCAGCAGAAGGAAGACTTCGGCTTTCAAGCCTACGTAGCACCGCGTGTGTTGCCTGTAGGGGGTAAGTACCACCCGTACAGCATAGAGCGTCTCAGCAAGGCTGGGAGAGCCGTTATGAGAGCAGCTAATCTGCCGGAGGAGTTACGACTGATGGACTTACGTAGGACAGGCACGACACAGATGGTCGAGGCTGGTGTACCTATGGGACAAATCATGTCTGTGACTGGACACAGTAACCCGCAGTCGGTGAAACCGTACATGAGAAATACGTATGCCAGTGCAAATAGTGCATTGACAGCACGTAAATCGCATGGTAAAAGCACCTAACTGCCGCAGAGGAAAGTGATATATACATGGATAATATATATAACATTGTAAGTGATATGGACGTACCCGTAGGTATGACCAAGCGTGTTGCTTGTCCTAACTGTGGAGAGAAAACCTTCACGGTGACAAACAACATGGGTTCACTTCTGTGGAACTGCTATCGTGCATCTTGTGGTGTAAAGGGTGGCGCACGTGTTCGTATGAGTGCTGATGACATTCGTGCTGGCTTTGCCGGTGCAGATGACTTCGCCAAGCAGGACACGTTCAAGCTGCCTGACTACATTGTGCCACACGATTGGAACGTGGCAGAGATTGCGTGGGAGTTGTACGAACTGGACGCAGAGCAGCTTGGCCTGATGTATGATGTGAAGGAACACCGCATGGTATTTCCTATCGTACACGACGGCAAGGTTGTAGATGCTACAGGCCGCTCACTTGGCAAACGACTACCCAAGTGGAAGCGGTACGGAAAAAGTGGCTTGCCATACACATCAGGGTGTGGTAAAGTCGCCGTAGTTGTTGAGGACTGCTTGAGTGCAGCCGTTGTTGGTTACGGCACCTTTGTCGGGGTTGCGCTTCTAGGCACGTCTTTGCAAGAGTCGCATAAAAGGTATCTCTCGCAGTTCTCAACAGCAATCATTGCGCTAGACCCCGATGCGCTACCCAAGACTTTGCAGATGGCAAAGGAACTACGTGGGCATGTGAACGATGTTCGTGTCCTTCGTCTAACCGACGACCTCAAATATCGTAACCCGACAGATATGGAGAACCTTCATGGAATTATCAATCATTAGGAGCCTGATGGACAAGTCCTTCTACGATGACCATCGTGGCTCAAAGTGTCCGCAACGCTTGTTTAGCAAGGACGTGCGGAAGATTAAGCAGTCTATCGACACTGCTATGGACAGGTATGAGCGTAGTGTATCGCCCGATGAAATTGAAGCCCTGTTCATGTCGGACAACCCGACACTGACTACTGCGCAGAAGCAAGCATACTCTAGCCTGTTCTCGCAGATTAAACGCGAAGAGCCTATGGGCAGCGACGTGGCACAAGAAGTGCTGTCCAAGCTGTTCCAACAGGTCGTTGGCGAGGACGTAGCAAACATTGGCTTTGATATGGTCAATGGTGATGCGGCCAGCCTTGAGGCCCTGCGCAACCTGCTTGAGCGTTACGGTGACGACTTCATCCCGAACCTCAACATTGAGTGGGATGACATCAGCATTGAGACACTCATGGCGAAGGCTGAACTTGAGGCACGTTGGACGTTCAACATCCCAAGCGTAACACGTAAGATTGAGGGTGTGTCCGGCGGTCAGCTTATTGAGGTAGGCGCACGGCCTAACACTGGCAAGACATCATTCCATGCCAGCCTGATTGCCAGCCCCGGCGGGTTTGCACATCAGGGTGCCAAGTGCATTATCTTGTGCAACGAGGAGCCTACCCACCGTGTTGGTGCGAGGTACTTGACTGCCGCTGCTGGCATGACAGCCCGTGAGGTGCGAGACAATATGTCCAAGGCGCAGTCACTGTATGCTCCTGTGATGAACAACATCAAGATTAAGGAAGCTGGTGGTCGTGACATGGCATGGGTTGAGTCCGTATGCAAGTCGTACAAGCCTGATGTCCTTGTGCTTGACATGGGCGACAAGTTTGGCGTACAAGGTTCCTTTGCTCGACAGGACGAGGCACTCAAGGCGTGTGCTATCTATGCACGTCAGATTGCCAAGACCTATGACTGTGCCGTGTTCTACATGTCTCAGCTATCAGCAGAGGCAGAGGGCCGCGCACAGTTGAACCAGAGTATGATGGAGGGTAGCCGTACCGGTAAGGCTGCGGAAGCTGACCTGATGATTCTGATTGGTAAGTCACCAACAGTTGAGGGTCAGGAAGAAGACAGCCCCCTTCGCCATATCAACATCGTGAAAAACAAGTTGAATGGCTGGCATGGTATGGTAAACTGTGAACTCGACTATCAGACAGCGAGGTATGAAGGATGAAGATAACACTTGACGTAGAGAACACCGTCACCAAGCGTGATGGTAAGATGCACCTTGACCCATTTGAGCCAGACAATACGCTGGTCATGGTAGGTATGCTGACTGACCAAGGCCAGTGCCTGACGTTCCCATTTGACCACGCTGACCGTCCCAATCAGGACGACTACTACGAGCGTGTGCAGATGATGTTGGACGAAGCTACTGTGCTTATCTGTCACAACGCAGCACATGACCTGCTGTGGCTGTGGGAGTCTGGCTTTAAGTATGACGGCCCTGTGTATGACACGATGCTGGCAGAGTATGTCCTGCAGCGTGGGCAGAAGGAACCGCTGTCATTGGAAGCATGTGCAGAGCGTTACGACCTCGACACAAAGAAGCAAGACACCCTCAAAGAGTATTTCGCCAAAGGTGTCAGCACTCGCGACATTCCGTACAACGAACTGACAGAGTATCTTATTGCTGACCTTGAGGCTACGCAGCAGCTTGCTGACAGACAGATGCTCAAGCTAAATAGCAAGGAAGACAGTGGCTTACGAGGTACTGTTGACCTGACTAATCAGGTAGCTGTGTGCCTTGCACGTATCTACCAGCGTGGCTTTGCCGTGGACTTGGGCGTACTAGACACAGTGCGTCAGCAGTTTGAGCAGGAACGTGATGACCTTGAGCGTGACTTGCAGCAGCATGTCCGCACTCTTATGGGTGACACGCCCATCAATCTTAACAGCCCAGAGCAACTGTCATGGGTTGTGTACAGTCGCAGAGTTACAGATAAGCAGTATTGGGGCAACAGCATTGACCCATATCAGTCGGACAACACCTTTCGTATGTTAATGAATGAACTGACTGAGCGACTGTACAAGACAAAGGCAACACAGTGCCGCGAGTGTAACGGCTCCGGTCAGATAAGAAAGGTAAAGAAAGATGGAACACTATTTGCTAGGACTAATAAATGTACATCTTGTAGCGGGGCTGGTTATCATCTTGTGGCTGGCAAAGAACTGGCTGGACTAAAGTTCAAACCACCCGGCCCCAAGTGGGCTAGTGCCAATGGCTTCAGCACAAGCAAGCAGAACCTTGAGACATTGGAGAAGGCAGCACGTGTCAAAGGAATGACAGACGCTGTTGACTTCTTGTCAAAAGTTCGACGCTTGTCTGCTGTGGATACATACTTGTCGTCCTTTGTTGATGGCATCCGTATGCATACTAAACAAGATGGCAAGCTGCATGTTCGTTTGACGCAGCACATGACATCTACAGGCAGGTTCAGTGGTCGTGACCCGAACATGCAGAATATGCCACGTGGCGGTACCTTCCCAGTTAAGAAGGTGTTTGTGTCACGTTTCGCTGGCGGTAAGATTATGGAAGCTGACTTTGCGCAGCTTGAGTTCCGTGCCGCTGCTTATCTCTCACAAGATGGAGTCGCAATTGAAGAAGTGTCTACTGGATTTGATGTACACTCATACACCGCTCAAGTTATTACCGATGCTGGTCAGCCTACGGACAGACAGACTGCGAAAGCGCATACTTTCGCGCCGTTATATGGAGCAACGGGCTTTGGCAGAACAGCGGCGGAAGCAGAATACTACACCCACTTCACGGAGAAGTATCAAGGCATCGCAGATTGGCATTCCCGACTGGCTAAAGAGGCTATAGCTACGGGTAAGATTACCACGCCATCTGGCCGTGAGTTTGCTTTTCCTGATGTAGTACGTAAGCCGAATGGTCGTGTGTCGTACTTCACACAGATAAAGAACTACCCTGTGCAGTCATTCGCTACTGCGGACATTGTTCCGATTGCGCTACTGCACATTGATAAACTGCTTGACGGCATGGAGTCTTGTGTGGTAAATACTGTGCATGACTCGATTGTTGTTGACGTTCACCCGGATGAAGAAAGGAGAGTTATCGACATTATACAACAGACTAACAAGGAGTTGCCTGACTTGATTACCATACGTTGGGGGTTGGTATTCAATGTTCCTCTGGAACTTGAGGCAAAAATTGGCCCCAACTGGCTTGACACCAAAGATGTGTCGTGATATAACTATGGATTCTAACTCGAAAGAAGGAGTATAAAACACATGGAACTGACAACTATAGACACTAACAACTATGCCGCTATGGCGAAGGCTATGGGCATTGCAAACGAGACTGCCGGTGAGCGTAAGCAAGCCAGCACCCTTGCTCGTCTGCGCATCAACCACTCACCTGTGATGGGTGAGGCAGAGGTGAACGGCAAGACCGTGAACATGGAAGTAATCAGCGGAGGTACCTATAAGCTGGAAGTACCAGATGGACCTACGTACTATGCAGAGGCGGTGAAGATTCGTCCGTATCTGCAACGCTTCATGTATAAGCGTTTTGTCCGGGGCATGGGTGACAGCCCGAACCGCTATGTCAAGACTGTCATGGCGGATAACCTGAACATTGACCTGAAGGACAATGACGGTGGATTCAACTGTGGTAAACCTGCCGGTTATATCCAAGACTTCAAGTCTCTGCCTGAAAAGACGCAGGAACTAATAAAGCAGATTAAACGTGTTCGTGTAGTGCTTGGCACTGTTGAACTGGTCAATGCCACAGACGCATCAGGTAATCCTGTGGATGTGGATGAGACTGCCTTTATCTGGGAAGTTGATAACCGTGACGCCTTTAAGAATGTGGGCGGTGCGTTTACCCAGCTTGCCAAGATGAAGCGTCTGCCTGTGCAGCATCTGATTACTGCTAACACAGAGGAGCGTAAGATTCCTACTGGTGCAGTGTTCTACTTGCCTGTGGTATCACTGGACGTTACCAAGACACTTGAACTGACTGACAAAGAGCAGGGCATGTTTGGTGACTTCATGCAGTGGGTGAACAACTACAACGAGTACATCATCAATGCATGGGCAGAGAAAGCTAACTCCCACGACGACGAAGACGACGAGGCCATTGTAGATGGTATCGTTGACATCGAAGTAGAAGAGGTAGCGTAATGAACCACCCTGCTGAACTGGCGTTGCACCAATACATGGAGAATGCTGCTGGCGGTAAGTCTACGATGTCTTCTGAGACTATCCAGCAAGTAAGTCTTGATGTAGCGGCTGCTCTTGGACGCCAGTTTGGTGGGGGCAACAAGCGAGGTGAGTTTGGTCTGCGTATGTCAAACGTGGGCAGACCAACTTGCCAGCTTTGGTTTGAAAAGAACGAACCAGAGAAGGCATTGCCCCTGCCAACTACATTCGTAATGAACATGATGCTTGGAGACATCGTTGAAGCTGTCTTCAAAGGTCTACTGAAAGAAGCAGGAGTGCAGTATGAAGATGATGCAAAGGTTACTCTCCAGCTTGACGATGATACATCCGTCTCTGGCACATACGATATTGTTATTGACGGTGCTGTTGATGATATCAAGTCAGCATCTAATTGGTCGTATACTCACAAGTTTGAATCCTTCGACACTCTTAGACAGGGTGATGCTTTCGGGTATGTAGCACAGCTTGCTGGCTATGCGAAAGCGGCAGACAAACGTGCTGGCGGATGGTGGGTAGTGAACAAAGCCAATGGCGAGTTTAAATATGTACCAGCCACAGGTATTGACATCGACAGAGAGGTAGGCCATATTAAACAGACGGCAGACACGCTAGAAGAGAACAGGTTTGAGCGTTGCTTCGATGCTGTACCGGAGAAGTTCCGGGGCAAGGAGACAGGCAACATGGTGCTTGACCAGAACTGCGTGTTCTGTCGTTATCGTTTTGCTTGCTGGCCCGGTTTGACTGAGCGTCCTGCCGTTGCGTCACAGGCAAAGCAACCTAAGACGGTTGCGTATGTATCACTAGCAGAGGAGTATGCATAATGAGTGAAGAACTAGATACGTTGCTTGATGAAATCAAAGCGACAGAACAACATCTCACCTCACTCCGTAAGGAGTACCGTGAGAAGAAGACAGCGGGACTTCGTGCTGCCATTGAGGCACGTAACGAAGCTGATGCTATGATTCGCGAAGAGATGAAAGGGCTGGGATATCACTCTCCCTTTGTCTCATGGCGTAATGTAGGTAATCTTGCCTAATTACGTAGCATTTCGTGCAGCACGAAAGTACGGGTACAGGAGTGGGCTTGAACACAAGCTGTCCGTTTACCTTGACGAACTCAAAGTCAAATACGACTACGAAAAAGTCAAGATTGAATGGGAAGACCTTGCGTATCGCACTTACACACCCGACTTCGTGCTGTGCAACGGCATTATTATCGAAACGAAGGGCATGTTTACTGCTGCTGACAGGCGCAAACACTTGGCTATTAAGAAGCAGCATCCTAAGCTAGACATCCGCTTTGTCTTTGAGAATAGTAGACGCAAACTACGTAAGGGGGCTAAGTCAACCTATGCAGAATGGTGCATCAAGTATGGGTTCAAATACTATGACCGCATTATCCCAGAGGATTGGCTTAAAGAGAAGGGAAAGAACAAGCACCCCAAGTTTATCAAGTTCACTGGAACCAAAGTAAAAAGGAGATAGCAATGGAACATCTGGATATTGAAGACAGAGACTTCGTAATAAGAGTACGGCCAACTACCAGTGGAGATGACTGGACAGGAGAGATTGATATCTCCATTATCTCGCAGGGTGGCAATCCGCTGAACGACGAAAGCTATGGACAGGTAATGCACTTTTGCAAGATGATGTGCGCTACTGTGCCTATCATGGAACGAGACGAAACCATACGTGACATGGTACATACCTACGTGATGGAAGTAGTAGACAACGACACTATTATATTTGAAGAAGATGAAGATGACAGCTTGATTGTTACCAAAGAAGATGGTAATGTAGTCCATCTCAGCTTTGGTAGCAAGACAAAGGGGAGTGCATGATGCGCCACGAGGCGTACATGCAGATGAGGATGAAAGAGTTACAACCAGTTACACCAGACGAGGAGAGACTTATGGATGAGTTCTATTCAAAGCAGGGTAAACAAGCGGACATGGTAAACTCCCCGCCGCACTACAATAAGGCTGGCATTGAGTGTATTGACGCCATTGCAGCAGCTACAGGTGATGGCTATGAGCATTACCTACAGGGAAATATTATGAAGTACCTATGGCGTTATCGCTACAAGAATGGTACAGAAGACCTCAAGAAAGCACAGTGGTATCTAGCCAAGCTGATAGAGGAAGTAGAAGGCTGCTACGATGCGAGTTAAAGTCTTCTTAACAATTGACATAGACCCGGATGAATATCCGATACCTGCCGATGAAGATGTCGGCCTAGAGATTGAGGACGGTATACGTGAATACTTCTACGATGTAGACGGAGCCGAAATCAGACACATTAAAACGCTAACGGAGTGACGCAATGAACAATTATCTACCTACAGACTACCAGAACTTTATAGCCCTTTCACGGTATGCCAGATGGAAGGATGACGAACAGCGTCGTGAGACTTGGGGTGAGACAGTCGCACGATACTTTGATTACATGAGCAAGCATCTCAAAGCCAAGCACAAGTATGTCCTGTCGGATGAACTTCGCGCTGAACTTGAGATGTCCGTGCTTAACCAAGACATCATGCCAAGCATGAGAGCATTGATGACCGCCGGTCCCGCACTAGACAGATGTCACGTCGGTGGTTACAACTGCTCCTACGTACCAGTGGATAGTCCTCGTGCCTTTGACGAGACAATGTACATCCTCATGTGCGGCACTGGTGTAGGCTTCTCTGTCGAGCGTCACCACACAGAGAAGCTGCCTGTCGTCAACGAAGACATGCATGACACAGATACTGTCATCAAGGTTGGCGACTCACGTCCGGGCTGGGCCAAATCTCTGCGTGAATTAATATCCCTCCTATACGCAGGGCAAGTACCACAATGGGACACGTCAGAGGTTCGTCCTGCTGGCGCACGTCTCAAGACTTTCGGTGGTCGTGCAAGTGGCCCAGCCCCACTTGAGGAACTCTTCCAGTTTACTGTAGAGATGTTCCAGAAGGCAGCAGGTCGTAGGCTATTCCCTATCGAATGCCATGACCTGATGTGTAAGATTGGTGAAGTGGTTGTTGTTGGTGGTGTACGCCGCAGCGCACTTATCAGCCTGTCCAATCTGAACGATGACCAGATGCGTCACGCTAAGTCAGGTCAGTGGTGGGAAGGCGAAGGGCAACGTGCGCTTGCTAACAATAGCGTTGCCTACAAAGGCAAGCCAGAGATGGGTACATTCATGCGTGAGTGGGTGTCTCTGTACGAGAGCAAGTCCGGTGAGCGTGGTATCTTCAACCGTAAGGCAGCACAGAAACAAGCATCACTCAATGGACGCCGTGATGCGGAACAGGACTTTGGTTGCAACCCGTGCAGTGAAATTATCCTGCGTCCGTATCAGTTCTGCAATCTGTCTGAGGTTGTTGTTCGTGCATCAGACACCCAGCAGACACTGACTGACAAGGTTCGTCTGGCTACCATACTTGGTACATTCCAGTCTACCCTGACTGACTTCAAATATCTGCGTAATGTGTGGAAGAAGAACACAGAAGAGGAACGGTTGCTGGGTGTATCGCTTACAGGTATCATGGACAATGCTATGATGTCAGGTAAGTCGGCACATCTAGGCAACAATATTGCAGCCACGCTGAACGCACTCAAAGAACAGGCCATCACAACTAACGAGGTGATATCCTTGCAGCTTGGTATTCCACAGTCAGCAGCTATCACCTGTGTAAAGCCGTCTGGCACAGTGTCGCAGCTTGTGGACAGTGCCTCTGGCATCCATGCTCGTCACAATCCGTATTACATTCGGACGGTACGAGGCGACAACAAAGACCCCATCACGCAGTTCCTTGTATCTGAGGGTATCCCAGCAGAGCCGGATGTGATGAAGCCGGATAGCACGACAGTGTTCAGCTTCCCCATGAAGTCACCTCATGGTGCTGTCACTCGCTTTGACATGACTGCTATTGAGCAACTTGAACTGTGGCTGCAGTATCAGCGTCATTGGTGTGAACACAAGCCCTCTGTCACCATCTCTGTGAAGGAGCATGAGTGGATGGAGGTAGGTTCATGGGTGTACGAACACTTCGATGAAGTGTCAGGCATTAGCTTCTTGCCGTTCAGTGAACACACGTACAAGCAAGCACCTTACCAAGACTGTACCGTTGAAGAGTATGGTGAGATGTTAAAGCAGATGCCCAAGAAGGTAAATTGGGAACTGCTTCGTGAGTATGAGAAGGAAGACACTACGTCAGGTGGCCGTGAGTTGGCATGTACGGCTGGCGTCTGCGAAGTAGTTGACATTGCAGCAGCGTAATGGATAAGATAGCTGACATTCTAGTGAAGTTACTTAGCAGGTTTGTCAAGTTTGAAAAACAACCGGAGTATCTAAGTGGCAAAAAAGACTCGACAAAAGAAGCAGAGTAGTTTAGCATGGAAACGTGGTGATGGGTGGGTGCAGTTCAATCCCCATCCTCACCATCCTTGTTATGAAGAGTGGATGAAGAAAAGGAAGGAGCAGGAGAATGAAGAAGCAGATGATACAGGCACTAAGTAATCATGCCATTGCAAATATACACTTGCATAAAACGAATATTGATATATACTTTGCTAATCCAGCAGGTATTGGAGAACACTCCGATATCTTGGAAGCAGTACAGGGTGAACTGGATAAGATTGCCCTACACGAAGACCGCCTAGCAATCCTACGAAACTGGCCGCAAGGAGAAGATGATGACGAACAACATAATAAATCTGGAACCACAGACTAAAGACCGCAAGAAGTTTGACCTTGACCTTGAGTATGGTAAGGTGCGTGAGCAAATGGTTGCTGACATGCTTCAAGATAAGAAGATTGAAGTCAAGTCAGAACGTGACATGTGGATGCGCACAGGTAATATTGCCATTGAATATGAGTCCTACGGCAAGCCCAGCGGTATCGCTGCTACAGAGTCCGACTACTGGTTTCATAATCTGTGCATTGGTGACGAAGTGTTTGCCACACTCGTATTCAATACTGACTCACTCAAGCGCATCATCGACAATTTAGATTACAAGAAGAGTGTGTCGGGTGGTGACAATAAAGCCTCTCGCATGTATCTGCTGAATTTGCAGAAGCTGTTCTCTTCCGATGTAATCAAAGCCTTTAAGGAGAAAGCAGATGAACAAGAAACTTGCGGATAACTTTAATGCTGGCTATGTAGCCTTTGGCAGAGTGCAGGAGTTTGAAAGCCCTCGCTTTGGTAAACGCTACAGGCAGGTGGCAAACCCCATGAAGAAAGATACCACTCCGTACCGTGAGTGGCAGCGAGGGTGGGAAGCTGCCTACTTTAAGAACTTGGAGCAACTAAATGGACTTGGAAATAGAAGCTAAACAGTGGATGAAGGAGAGGCAGTTGAGTAGCATTACCGCAGCAGAGTATCAGTCTCGTGCATGTGAGACAGCAATCTTCCCAAAGAAACAGGCTATAGAGTATCTCACTCTTGGCCTGACAGGTGAGGCAGGAGAGATTGCAAACAAAGTAAAGAAGTTTATCCGTGACGGTGCAGCCAAGGACGAATACCTTGCCAAGCGTATTGAGATTGGATACGAGATTGGTGATGTGCTGTGGTACTGTGCTGTACTGGCCGAAGAACTTGAGATGAACCTTGGACACATCATGGAGAAGAACCTTGAAAAACTTGCCGACAGACACAAGCGTGGAAAAATCAGTGGGTCAGGCGACCACCGTTAATAAGGTCACGCCGTACAAGGATATCACGTGGTATGTCAAGTGGACTGCCAGCTTCTTTATACTAACAGCAATCGTGATACGAGCAGCGGACTACTCACATCTTATGGATATGGTACTTGGTGTCATTGGAATGGGATTGTGGGCATGGGTAGGATTCATGTGGCACGACAGGTCAATCATCGTGCTGAATGCTATCTCCGCTGCCATACTTGCGGTGGGAATATTAGAGTATGTCTAAGTGGATAATGCGAGTGTGGATAGGTCTTATCCTTGCATACATCGCTTACATTGCAGGAGCAGCAGCTATACACACATTCTGCGACTGTCTAAAATGAGAGAGGGGGCTTTGCAGCCCCCTTTTTTATTGGTCTATTTAAATGGCGACCTCTTTTTTATATCTGCAGCTATCTCTGCCAAGATGTTCATGTCGTTAGCCATCCCGCCATTGGGTTTTCTACCTTCTCTCAATACAAATTCAGTAATAGCTTCTTTACGTACAAAAGATGGCATCCTGCGGAACTTGAGCATAGGCACAATGTATTGAGGTGCGTCTGCTAAAATGCCCTTGTCCTCGTTTACAATATTTGCTTTCGCTTCAGCGATATCACGACGGATTACAGTAGTAACTCTGTCTGTAATATATTCAACTTCTGTATAGTGTTTTTGTAGAGCCGGAGAACTCCGGTAGTCATTAATGGCATCTACTTCAGTGCGTTTGGCTATCTCTATAATCGCAGGTATTGCATCACGCAAGACAGAGTTTTCAAACCTACGGATGCTAGGCACAGAAGATTTACTTGATAGTTCATATTCAGTAATACCAAGCCTCTTTATATATTCCCCGGCTTCATTATCCTTACTCCTAAAGGTAAGACCGCCCAGCACTTTAGCTGTAGGGTACATTCTTTCTTTAGTGTCTTGGAATAAAAACTCCCTGTTAGGTAGCGCAGCTTCCTCTTCTCCTGTCAGGAAGAACCCGCGACTTCTTAGGCCACGCATGTATTCATTTACGAAGGTAGCTTTTCTGTCCAGTGTCGGGTCTTCAGCAGCGTCTTTAAATACAAGCCCACGAGAGCCATCTGCTCTTTCTGCTTCAATGATTTGAGAAAACGGCACAAACCAAGAGCCTGTATATTGACCAAGCGCACGTCCTGCTATTTTTGCTGTCCTTTCTTTAGACACCAAATCTGTCCCATCAAATGCATTGACAACAGCCTCAACAGCACCCTGCCCAACACCAGTTCTAACACCACTTCCTACAAATGTCTCAAGGAAATCCTTATGGTCATACCAGTTATCAAATGTGCCATTATTAATGCGCTTCGTTGCCTCTGACATCCACAGCAACTGCCTCACAGGATAGATAGCGGTGGTATCTAGTTCACCACCAGCGATATTAATCATCTTATAGTCGCCCGGTGCATCAGGGCTGGTGCGATACTGATATAATCCCGCCCATGCTGCCATCTCAACTAGTTCTTTTGTGAAATAGCTAGCTGTCTCTCTGACTGCCTTTCCTACTACACCTTCTTCCTCCTCTTTATCCGGCTCATCGTCAAAGAAGGTAGATATAGCAAGAGGAACTGTTGGTCCTGCAACACCCATAGCAACAAGGTTGCGTGAGATGCGTTGTCTGTCTTTCATCGTGAGTGGGCCACGCGCTTTAGGCACGGCTATACTCATAAGTTTACGAGTCAAAGGAATTGAACTACCTGCCGCATACTGACCCATTAATTCCATACCATTAAACATAAAGCGAGGGAATGGGATGAAGGCTGTAAGACCATTACGCACAATAAAGTTAGACACCTCACGTAAAGGCTGGATGTCTGGCTGTTTGGCATAGGTAAAGTCCATAGCCCTGTTGGTGGCCTCTTCCATTATTTCAATGAAAGAACGTGAACCCTCTGGTCTAACAGTCGTAGAGTCGTTTATTAGGTCACGTATTTTACCTTGCTTTAGCGTCTGAACAAAGTCAATGCCATACTCTCTACGAGTAAGACGTTGTAATTCAGCGAAAGCAACAGCCCTACGCTGCAAAAACTCTTGCCAGCGGTTTGCGATGTTAAGTACCTCGACTGCATCTTCAGCAGTTGTCATTACCAAGTTAAACTTACCCGCCGCCCGAAACTTTTCTATGGCCGCTTTACGCAAAGCAGGGTCAGTAATGTTTTCAATCTGCCTAGCCACTGTCTGTACAGTGGTATCTAGGTCAATTCTGTCTGTAGGCACACCCTTATAATCAAGGATTAACTCATCTACTCGCCCTAGATTGCGGCGAATCTCATTAATAGAGCCGTACATAATGTCTGCTTGCTTTGTAAATTCAGGCTGCTCGTAGATAAAATCCAGTACATCACGAACTTCACCTTTTACATCACCACTGAATATGTACTTCATGTGACGGAAGCTGTCACTCCAATTTTGAGGGTCGAGCAAAGACGTAGCACCTTTTATAGTGCCATGATGACTAGCATTGTATAGTGCTGTGTCGATTACATTACCCATGCCTTCCATTGGACCACGGACATATCCCGACTGAAGGTTACGCGCTGCTGTTGCAAGCTGCGACACAAGACCACCACGCCTAACGCCTTCAATACGCATGATAGCAGACCTAATGCTGTCTTGCACTTCTAAGGTCTTTGCTTCCTGCAGAGCAATCATTTCGTTTGTAGGTCTTGACCTTTTAATCTGGGATAGTTTCTGTAGAATTTGACCAGCACGTGAACCTGAACCTACCACAGTGAGAATATAATCTTCAAAAGAGATATCGTATTTATTCAACAGTGTGACAAGTTCATCACCGGGCATGGCCTCTTTAGTCACTGTCAGTTCAAACAAGTGGTCAATTACAGTATAGTCTGTACCGTTTTCCCATTTCTTAGGTTTAAATAAGTGAGGCTTTGCCTCTTTTAACTCCGCTATACTAGCAACAAGACCATCAAATTTCTCAGGTTTTAGCAGGGGTTGTGTAATCTCATCACCCTGACCAAACACACGGGCAGCAGTCAAGTCAATAGGTGCCGTACCTGTAAGCAAGTCACGTACAGTTTTCTGGTCAGCGTTGGCTACGTCTTCTGCCATTTCTACACCAGCTTTACGCGCTAAGTCTGGGTCTAGTTTCTTTACACCATCCTTCTCGACAGACACTATTTTGCCTGTCCGTTGTTCAAATGCGGTAATCAAGTCTTGTGCAATCTCAGGGTTGGCACTAGCCGATGCACTGGCGTTTTGCCTTTTAGCTGCACGTTCTTCTCTAGTAGCTGAACGCATTACATTTGCATCCAGTTTGTTATTCCATTCTTTTTCTGCTGCCAGCATTTTCTGCGTTGCTTCACGTGCCGAAGTAGCTTTAAGGACATCCATCTCCAAGCTGACAGCGTTCTCAAACTTGTCATTCAGCTTTTCTACTTTGTTGGTAAGTCTAGCTACTGTAGCTTCATCTGTGGCACGAGACAGTTGCCCTGTAGTCTTACGAATTTCAGCAGCAATCTTGGCGGATTTAGCAGTTGCCTTGGCAGCAGCATTAGATGGCGCAAAGGCAGCAGCACCAAAGCCCGGAAGTATAGCATCTACAGTTTCAAGCATACCTGCTGTGTTGTACATAGCACTGTCTGCTAGTTCAGCAGGAGAGGGCAGGTTTGCTGCCGCATACAAATCAGGAGACGCTTCTTGCAACTCTTCGGCCATGAATTGGATGCTGTCACCATATGCGTTGCCCAAGAAAGCCATACCGTTACCGACATTCAAAAATGTTTCAAAAGCATCAGGTCCAGCTAGTTTAAAGAACTTACGCATATTCTCGTCTTCAAACGAGTCAATCATGTACTCTAATGCTTCTGTTCTTTTTAGGTCATTTATTACATCTTCTCTAGTGGGTGTATCAATCACACCTATTTTCTGCGCGAACATATACGCCATGCTTGCTACGGGTGATTGTAAGCCTTGGATATAACCAGACTCCTGTTCATCCATCATGCTCTGTATTTCATCGTCTGTGATTTCGTAGCCGTCAATAAAACCTTCGGCAATCATATCACCGATGTTATTAATAGTTTCTTCCATTTCTGTTGCATCAATACGACCAACAGCAATTCTGCTTTTGCCCTCTCTTTCCGCAATAGCTGCGTACTCACTGGCGTTTTCTGGCACCCTAGACGGGCTATCAAATAACAAGTCAGTCTGACCTAGACTGCTATGAGGAATTACATAGGCATCTTGGTCGCCTAGAATTGGCACAGAAGGGGATGTAGGACGAGTGGATTCAGAGAAGTGTACACCGCCGTTTTCGTCAAGCGCACGACGACCAGATGGGGATATGATACCTGCAAATTTAGCTTCGTCTATGTCTATGATGTTACCCTCATTGTCAAACAAGTGAGGATACTTCTGGCGATACAATTCGTACAGACCTGCTTGGTCTAGGTCATTGTGATTTGTATCTTCAATAGACTCTGACACATTTAGGTCAGATACAGGTGCTGTATTAGGTGTGGGGAGGGCGGTAGTATTACCAGAGGATGTGACGGGAACCTGACCACTGAGCATCTGCTCCTCAATGTCAGCAGCGGACATAGACTCTACATCTAATGTAGTGTCTGTAGCAAAAGGAATAGGGGAGGGTGTAGACACAGTGCCTACTGCCCCGCCCATCATTTGTTGTTCTAGTTCTTGTGCAGTCAAACCTGCCATTATCGCGTAAACCCTGTTCCGGTCCAGACCATAAGTAGTGGGTTATTATTTACATCTATGTACACTACATCGCCTATCGCGTATTCACCATTCTTGCCGTTTGCATCAGCGGTACTTGAATTAGGAGCAACGTGAAATTTCTTTATGTCTATTTGTTGTTCAGTAGGTAATTGTGAATTAGTCAGATACCGATTGAACTTTTGGTTCATGTAAGCAGCTAGTCCATTTTTAGCTGATGTTTCACGGGCAGCAAGGTTGTCTGTAAGCACTTTGTCTTCTACACTGCTGTATCCAGAACGTACTTCTTTTATTGCTTGCAAGACACCTAAATAATACTTGCCTTCGTTCCCTTCAAGTGCAGTCTCAAGCCTACCATCAATGCCGTATTTAAATCCTTTAGGTGCATTGATACGTTGTTCAGCATTGTTAATAATGCCATTAACAGTTTCGTTGTTAAAGATAGTGTAGTCTTCTGGTTTACCACCTTCTACATCAGCCAATGCTTTTTTGTCAGCAACCATTTGTTTAAATACTTGGTCACGTTGGTTCTTCAATTCCGTTATTTTGGCAGGGTCTGTTTCAAATCGCAGGTCATTGTCTATTTGTGCCAGAATAGCATTATGCGAAGCTGGTACACTATCTGAACCGGGTTTGGCTGTATCAGTTTTAATGCGTTGAGACACACCCGTCCAAACTTTTAAAGCTGCGTCCAGACTTGTTATCTTAGCTGCATCTCTTTCACTCTCTGGTTTAGCTTGTTCTTCCGCTAACTGAGAGCCAATTGAGTCAATGTTATTTGAAATGAGGTTGCCTTTATCTTGACCCGTTGTCTTCTTGGCATCATCCAAAGCCTTATAGGCAGTTAAACTGCCGGTAAGATTAGCTATTGTTTCCGCATCTTGTTCAGCCTCTGGTTTATTTTGTTCAGCCAAAAGAAGTTGCTGAGTACCGACTACGGCAGCCTCTGTGGATGTATACAGCTTTGTTTTATCAGGGTCGTCTGCCAAACCACTAGCATCAATCTGAAGCTGTGCTGGCCTGAAGTTCTGTTCAACTGCAGTGTCAATAGAATTAAAGTCTAGTGCATCAAGTTTTGCCGCCAGAACAGCCTTTGGGTCAGAACCAAAGATAGTGCGAGACTCACCAAGAACACTTGTATCTATAGTGGGAACAGACACTCTCTTGGCAATCTGACCTGCCCAATCTGTAGAATTGAACTCCTCTGTACCGGGAGTTGGTGCTTTAACATTATAGATTGTACCAAAGTCTAGCCCCTTTTCCACGGCTTTCCCATACTGGTCAAGGGCATGACTTACCGACGTGGAACCACCGGCAGCAATAGCAGCACGTGTTTCTAAGTCTAGGCCAGTAACACCTAACGCATTAATAAGTTCCTCTGCCATCTGAACATTTTTTTCATTGGCTTTGTCAGCTTCCATCTTACGTTGCGTATGCAAATCAAGGTAACGATTAGTAAGAAGGTCTACACGCTTCTCTTCTTCTTCTACACGCTCCGCAATTTTCGTTGCCATCCCACTGAGGACTGCACCAAATTGAAGTCCCATTATTGTCTCCTCGCCATCAATCCAGTTTGTTCAGGTTTATCTTGGGGCATCACCGCTTCTTCTTCTACTTCTGTCGGCTCTTCCATTGTGTCAATCTTTTCTTTTGCACGTTTAATAGCTACCGCAATAGAAGTTTCTTTTGGTTTATCTAGTTCAGGCGGCTTTTCCATGCCGGTGTTGTATGAAATACCTGCATCATCACCAATATATGCCATCATTTCAATAAGCACAGGCAAGACAAGAACTCCCACATCTACAGTGTGGTATCCCTGCATTACACCACCAAGCTGCATTGCATTAGCAATGGTGGTTAGAGGCACACCTGTTTCCATTGTATTGATTAAGTCGCCTACAAACTCAGGCTCAACTAATCGTGGGATATAAAACTCCAGTGCCTCTTCTACAGTAGTATACTGAGGAGGATTTTGCCAAGGTCTATTGCCTAATTCAGCCGTCAGGCTTTGGCCGGGAATAGGACCATCAAGAAAATTTTCTAAATTATTCGCCATTAAACTTTAGTGCCTCTCGTCTACTACGAATATTAGCAACGTACCGTGCAACACGGTCTACCTCTGTCTTGGGTTTGCTAGGCTGTGTCATAGCATTTTCACTACGAGAAAGTAGACCTTGCTTTGCTTTTGGTTCTTTTGTCTTATCCGCTTCTATCTGCGGAAGATTATTATATGCATTATACGCTGTTTGAAACATTTATGCTACCCCTATAAGCCAAGCAGTCCACCCACAACACTGCTGCTACCTGCAGTGAGGAATGTACCTATAAGCTGACCAAAACCTAAAGATGAATTATAGTCATTCATCATCCTTTGAACATTAGCATTGCTATCTGCGCGAAGTTGTTCAATAGCTAGATTAACGACACGGCTACGTTCATTCTCTGCAGATGTCCATGCCCACTCCATGCTATCACCATAGTATTGCCACATGTTATTGTAGGCTTGGTTTGATATGCCCAACAGAGCATTAGCATTAAGTTCGTTAGCACGGTTAATAGCTGCTGTATCTGCTGTCGCTACCTGTCTACGCCACTGTGCATTGCTTTGGTCAATGACAAGGCGGTTCTGCGCATTAAACTGGTCACGCTGATTATTCAACTCTGCGTTAAATCGCTCTACTGTGTTACGCTGCCCAGCATTATACTGTGCCTGTGCATTAGCCTGTGTGCTATTATACTGAGATACATTATTAGCTAAGTCAGCAAAGAACTGGTCAACTTGATTCTGTGAACTTGCATTAAACTGACGTGATGCATTTTCTGCAGCTTGGTCAGTGAAAAGAGATTGAATACGTTGCTGCGCTTTGAAGATATCTGTTTGCTGCTGGTTGGACAGGTTAGCCATATCCATCTGCATGAAGTTCTGAGCATTCATTGCAGCAGCTTGCTGCCTGTTTCCTAAGTTAGCCATGTCAAGGTTGGACAATGCTGCAGCTTCAGCCATCACAAGAGCCTGACCGTTGCTGAGATTGGCAAGGTTCATGCTATTAGCAATACGACTGTTCTCCAGAGCAACCTGCTGTTCAGCAGTAAAGTTCATATTGGCAATGTCACCAATACGAGCAGCGTTAGCTACACGGGCTTGGAAGGCTTGGTCAAACTCTTGACCCATAAACTGCGCACGTTGCTGTGCGGCAAGCATAGTGCGCTGCTGACGGTTAGACAAGTTCTGCTGTTCAAACTGCGCGAAGATGCTGGCGTCTGCTTGTGCAACAGGCAGCGCAGACTCCATAGCAGCCTGTACAATGGCTTGACCTGCAAGACTAGAGGAGCCTAGCCCACGTGCAGCCATCGCGCTTGTAGCGGCTCTCATGGCCCCTGCAGCCCATGCTGGTGTCTCACCGCCCTCAAACTGCTGCATCAAGCCATCAAGTTGACCCTGCACAGTGGCTTGCGTGGAAGGAGTGGCTTCTGCAGCTTGTACTTGTTCTGTAAACTGTGCTGCAGTCTGTGCATTAGCAACACCGGATATAAGTTCCCCATCCTGTATTTGTCGTTGTACAGGATTGTCCATCAGGATGGCATTACCCTGCGCAGCATTTACATCACCTACAGAAGAGGCAGTCTGTTGTGCTGCTAATACCTGTGCTTCAGGGCTTACTGCACCCTGTGCTGCTTGCGTGGCATTGATAGCTGTATTTACAGCAGGTGCAGCCTGTGCAGCTTGCATCACATTAGCTTCAGACTCCTGCGGTGCCTGTGCATATGAGGTAGTAGCCATAGCTGTAGGAACAGCGACGTTGCCTGTTACCTGACCACTAGAAGGGCTAACCATCTGTCGTGGGTCTACCGCCGTACCTTGAGCCGTTACTGCCGCACCTGTCGGTAATCCCGGTGTCTGCAACATCTGGGCTGATATATCCGCAACAGTTGGAGCAACTTCTTCCGTAATCACGGTGCCTTGGTCATCAGTGATAGGCTTCATGTAATTAGGATTAGCCGTGGTGCCATCAGAAAGAAACTCGTTGGTGTCCATCTTTGGCTTAGTTACTTTTTGAAACTGTTGTGGGGGAACATATGCTTGTGTAAGTGCAGGGTTAGCAAGTGGTTGCTCGTCAAAGGCAACAGCCTTCACCCCCAGAGATGGCGCGCGGCCTTCTATTGTGCCACCCGTCTGCATCTTCACTACACCACCCTTTGCCATCTGCACAGCAGCATTAGTAAACTGCTGCATACGTGCCTGACGTGCAGGGTCTTGCTCAATAAAGTTCTGGAACTCAGCCATGTTGCCAGTATAGCCCATGCTCTTGGCGATTTTGTTCATCGCTTCTGGTTTGAATGCCTTGAATACAGCCATACTAATTCATTCCCATAAATACTGTGACTACCATAGCAACCACCATCACCGTGCTACCCATTATCATCGCTTCAAGACGCCACATGCGTTTGTCCAAACCCTCTAGCTTCTCTTGCACAGAGGCATACCGGATGGCGCACTCTTTCTCGTGTGCCTCAAGTTCCATCTGGGTTTTGAGTACGGGTTCCATCGCCAGCTTCATCAGTCGGCGTCAGCGATTGTCAAGTCACCGGCTGCGACCTGACGCACGATTTCTGCGTAAAAAGTGTTTGCAGGGTCAAGAGGCACACTCCACGTTACACCGTCAATAACCGCCACAATACAAACATTGTCGTTTGTGTCAGATGTTTCGTCTGCAAGATATTTGGCTGAAGAAATATTCATTTTTTACAACTCCGCACTAAAGTCTAAAGCGGCATCATCATCGTTAGATGCAGAAAACCCAACCAATCGTCCCGTAGTTAAAGGCGAAGAGTCTAAGGCCACTTGGATGAATGGGGTGAGTGGGTGGTTTCTATTTATAGATACTGTGTTTACGTTGGTGTGTTCACTACCTGCATATTCATGCAGTCTAAAACTGCCGCTGGTTGAAAGTGCGGGAGTAGACCTCATAACAGTGGGCAAGTGAAAAGTTCCTCTGCCTACGGAAGATGTAACAACACCCCCTGTCCAAGCCTCCGTATAAGTATCTGTGGACAGCCAACGATAAAAATACCTCTGACACAGAGCCAGTTCCTCGCCAAACGAACGATGCTCAAACGGCGTGGCCTGTTCTCCAAGTTCCATCTGGACTCCGGTGATGTACCACTCATTTGAAGTGCTATCTGACAGATTTACGTTTGATGAAGAGACACGGTTTGCATTGGTTCTGGCTTCCCAACCCGTAGTGAAAGTACCGCTGGTGAAGGTAGACCCAGCCATGAGCCACCAAGACAGTTGAAAACTATTTGCGTTATCATCGTCCAACGCCCCTGTGGTGTCTCCTGCAAAAGTAACTGTTTTATACTCCCATGTGTCCGCAGAACTAATGGTATAAGTTTTTGAAAAAGACCTAGTATTATCTCTATCGTCCAACTCTAGGGTGTATGTACCTGTCTTGTTGGAACGCACAAAAAAGGAAACAGTGACGCTTTTTGCACTTGATGTTCCTTTTTGTAGTTGTTGTAAGTCTTGCCCCTCAAATTTCATTTGAACACCGAAATGGTCTCCAGCAGCCGGGCTAGTGTCTGCGGCGGTACAATCTAATTTTAAGCTGTTTGCAAAACCGTCTGGGGAAGTTGAAGACTGCGAAACGGTGTATGTTCCAAAGCTACTGCCAAATACATTCCATCTGTCACAGGTTTTGTAACCACCGCTAGTAACAGATGATACACTCGTAGCCCTCTGCGCCACCTGCATCGCACCGTTGATAACAAGGTTCCTGTTTGACAACGCCGTCTGCGAACCAATCAGTGCGGCGAGTTCTGCTGCCTTACTCATGCGAGGTCTCCATATCCAATAACTGACACGGCCCTGTCTGTGTCTGAGTCGCTTGAATTTCTTGTCAAGCTACGCATCTGGCTTGCAGTCGTGTACTTGCCAAGAATACCACGGTCTCCCGATGTACTGCTGTTTGTGCCAGCAACAGGACCATTTGCATCGTCTAGTGCAGATGTAAGATTGTACCCAGTGTCACCTGTGCCTGTGTCTGTCATTGAAGCTACGTTGAACGATGAGATTGTTGCTGGCGTAGCAGCCACAGTCCTTTCGGCATAAACCTTTGCACTGCCATTAAAAACAGTAGATACAGCCACGCTGTTGTTCCCGCTGGCATCCTTCAGGGTGTTTACTCTCAGTTCACTAGCCATTATGCGAGGTCTCCAAATATTGACAATGAGA